GGCTGTCACCTGCACGGGAAGTGAATTTTGAACGATGGCATTATTGGGCAAAGTGGCCGCAAATGTAAGCGTTATTTCCCCGACCTGAATTCCCGTCACAGTGCAAGTAAGTCCTGTCGGACCGGGAACGGCGGTTGCTATGAGAACATTGGAAGAGGTCCATGCGAAAGTTGTCCCTCTCGGGAACAACGATCCCTGCGGAGTGGTTGTGACCCCGAAAGCGCCTATGCCTTGATTAATTATGCTCACATTCACTTCGCCGCCTGACTAGCGGAGATTCCCGCTGCGTTGGAAACCATGAAAATAATCGGTGTTCCCGCTGGCCCGGTCCATCGCTGTGCGAAGTTCCCGCTCGGATCAGAAGTAAGTCCTTGCGCCACGAAGGACGTGCCATTTGAGAACTTAAAGGCTTGCTGGGTCCCCGATGTATCAGTCCATTGCGCCGTCACGGTTTCAGTGTTCCCGGTGACATTCATGGCAACCGAAGTGATAGAGAGCACTGGCGGTGGCGGCTGATTCGCTGTGGTTGTCCCGGCCACATGATTCGAGGGAATGCTTTCCGTTGTCGTGCAAGTCGCGCACAGGGAAGTGACGTACCAGATGTAACTCGTTGCCGCCGTAAGTGGCGTATCGGTATAGCTCAAGGCCGTAGCGGGAAGCGCGGTTGCGGTAATCTTCGCAAACGTGGCTGTCGAATCGGTGCTGCATACTCCCGCTGTTACAGTCCCGGTGCAAGTTGCCCGATAGACATTGAATCCGGTATAGACAACGCCCGTAGTGACAGGCGCGACCCAGGATAGTTGGCCTTGATGCGTTCCGGTCTGCGGATCGGCAGTGATTCGGAGCGTCGGCCCAATCGAAGCCATCGCCGAAGATGCGACAAGCGCGAGAATTGCGAGTGCTAGAATCCGTTTCATTGGATTGCTCCCTGTTGTTCCCTTGAAATCTGCATCAATTGGCCCCGATCCGTGGCATCGAATTTCTTGAGCAGTGAACTCATATGAAACTTGACCGTTCTTTCGGTGATGAAAAGGTTGTTCGCAATTTCCTTATTCGTCAGCAACGGATTTCCGGCCAGCATGGTCAAGACTTCACTTTCCCGTCGCGTCACCTTGTAATCCGGCCAGCCTCGAAGCTCGGCAGCCATGATCTCCCGCAGTTTGGTTCGTTCTCGCTCACGGGCAATAATCTCTTTATGCAGATTTCCGATTCTTTTGTTCACCCACTGTAACCTCGACCAGGGATTCATGCTTTTTGGCAAAAGATCACCTTCACCCATGCCGAACGGTTGTCGAAGCTGCTGAGAGTGCCCGTAACGCTAGAAGTCCCGTTTGTGGGTGGATTCGCGGGCCATGAGATTGCTCCCTCACTAAATGCTCCACTTGCGTTCGTAGGCACGCCAGCAGGCCATGAGATTGTAGGGGGAGTGAGAGAACCGCTATGCCCTTCAGCAGGCACGGTCAAATTGGGAGCCGTGGCCTTTGCTGCCGTCAACGAGCCGGTACCAGCAGCAATGTTTGTCGCTGCCGAGTTTCCGCTTGTAGTCGTCGCTACATTGACAAAAGTACCAATCGCAATCGCTCCGTTTGTAGGCACTCCGACCGGCCAAGAGATTGTAGGTTGTGTGAAACTTCCAGCAGCTATAGTTGGGACATTCACCGGATAGCTGACCGTCTGTGCCGCCGCTGTGAGGCTTGCCACTGTCGGCGTGATTGTGTTCGTTCCCCCAGTTGTGCCGACATCTCCGTTCGCGGCTATCGTGCCAAGTGGCATTGCTCCATTCAGAGCCGTAACTTCTGTATAACCAGAGGGACAGGCAGTTGTCATCAGTAAGATCGTTCCCCGAGGGACTTCGACTGCACTAAGATAGGTCTGCGCGTGAACAAATCCGCCGAGAAGGTTTCCGATGAGCACGCCGGTCATCAGGAAGGCAGCGAGTTGTAGATTGCGCTTCATATTAAGTAATCCCTAATTGCTCGACTGTCACGCTGATGTCATACGTCGGCGTGTTTACAATCGTAGTTTGATATTGAATCGTTGTGGCAGTCAAAGCCCGAAAAGTTACGTCTTGACTTGTATTGCTTGCCGCACCGAGAGCAGTACACGTCGCAGCCGTACCCGTTACCGTCTGTGCGGTGTTCGATGTATCGGTATACAGAACTGCGGGCGTCACGGTTGCCGAGGCCGATGTCGTGGTGCATTCCACGGAAATGTGGACACGGAAGAAGGCTGTGACTGTTCCTACCGTAAACAAGGTTTTGGCTGTTTGTGCTGCCGCCTTTGCAAGCTGAACATCCGATCCCACGGCTTCAGGAGTTTTAAGGTAGGTTCCGGCCCCGGTGTAATTGGCCGCGCCAGTAGCCGCAAAGACATTCCCGCCAAGGTCTTCGTATGTGCCGGAATTGTTTATTCCATTGCCTGTCCCGGATGACTGAATATAGGTTCCCGACGCGATGACCTTGGACGTGGAGCCGATATTTATGCCAGTAGAATTTCCAGTCGCAGCCGTGATAATCACGCCCTGAAGCGTTGTGACGGATGCTGCTGCGGTTGAGGTGAAGGCGGTGCAACCGGGAGCCGTAAGCGTTGTTCCCATGATTGAGTAATTGGCTGGCGTTCCCTGAACTTCTGCCGAAATCGCAGTTCCCCCGGTAGAACCACAGCCTATCGAGCCGCCGGTGACGTTTGCGGTGAAATCAAAAAAGCGAATGCCTTTGCCGCTCGTCACGGTGATATAAGGATCAGTGACCGTAATATTTTTCCAGAGCAGGTTCAAGCCATTCAAGCAATTCTGTATGATGGGGAAGTCTATCCGAGCCGCATCCGTGTTTGAAACCATGCAATAATTGTTGACCGCAGACCAGTTATACACTCCGACTTTGCTGATTCGCGTGCCGTAAAGGTTCATCAAGTCGGTTGTTGAGCCGCTGGCCGGGATCGAGTTCGTACCCGCCTTGTCGAATCCAACGCTGAAATCATGCCAGTAGGTGTTTCCGTTTGAAGATGTGAAGAAATTATTATTCCCAAGCCCAAAGTAGTTATGAAAAAAGTTCGTAACCTTGAGGCCCGCTCCTCTGAATTCAATGGGATTTGTTCCAGTGATGGCCACGCACTGGCCGCTGCACATATAATTACCGGGGGGGGCGTATACGGTTACCGGGACCGTTGACGCAATGGCTGCGGTGATTGCGCTGGAAATCGCGGTTTGATTCTCCGTGCCAATGATTGCTCGCCCTGTCGTCGAAGTGATGCTTGCATTGATTGTGCTTGTTATATGAGTTGAGCTGACAAAGGTGGCGACTGTGGTGTAGTGCAGGATGTTTCCATTATTCGTGTTATAAATCTGAATCGCCTTGCCAACCATCCCAGCCGTGAACGTACAGGCTCCGCAGGTCACATCAGGCAGGCCGCTGGTGGTACTCACGTTTGGAATTAGGACCGCATCCCCTACGGCGTTGTAAGGCGCTTGCGTTATGTCGATTAGGTTTGTCTGCCCAGCGGTGGCGCATAAAGATGTCGTTAGGTTGCTGCCAGAATCCGTGCATACATTCGAGGATGCCGCATAGTCCCCGTTGTGGACCTTTCCGCCTAAGAGATAGATAGCATAATCATTCGCTCCGGTGCCTTGATTCGGAGCAAAATAGGCTGCGTTGAGTGTCGAGCCGACGCCGTGCTGGTCGCCGCCGTTCACGCCGTGATTGACGTTAATCGTTCCGCCTCCGGTATTTGATGGCGCGACAGCGACAATAGCGTCCATTTCTGCAACGGTCCCTGTTCCATCATAAGTATTTCCACCGGCAACCCCTAACAGAGCACTTGCGAAAATTCCACTTCCATGAGCAGCTACGCCGGAAAAGTTTCCAGCGAACTCCGTGGCGGTGGTATTAGGCGAGTTTACGGTGATGTCTGCATTCGCCTGCAAAGCAAACTCGTCCCCTTGAGGTGTGCCTGTAACCGTTCCAAGAAGACCGATAAGCACGCACCCATCGGTTTCCGTATTCGGGTCGCAGCCAACACCCAATTCTTTCGCGGTGTTATCCCACGTCAAGTTCGGATCGCCAGCAATCGTATTGGCTGCCGATCCGAAGGCAACTTGCGTTGCTGCGATGGTGCCGCCAATCGTGCCCGACCCACCGCCGCCGCCCCCGGCCCGAGCGGAAGCGGTGGAAGTGGAAAGCGTTACAGTCGAAGTGCCGCTGACAAGCGTGGACATGCGAATGCGTACGGATGTGTATCCAGCCACATTTGCCTGCCATGTGCCGGTCGATGTGGTCGAACTGGCGGCGGTTGTGCTGTTCGATGGCGTGACATTTAATGCAACCCAAGTCGTGCCGCCATTGGCTGTAGCCTCGAATTGCAGCGTATTGCTCGATGCATTGGCGCTTACCGTGAATGTCGCCCCGCCGACTGAAGTGGTAATCGGAAGTGCGAGGCATACGTTCGTAGTAGCGCAATCCGAAGCTGCCGCCGAAAGTGTTGCTGTAACGCGATTCTGAGCCGGAAGTCTGGCCGAAAGCATCAAAAGCGCGAATCCGAGAATGAGAAATTTCTTCAAGTGAGAACTCCTTTCATAAGCCGTTCTTTCCAGACAGTCTTATAGCGATTGCCCATATTTCGTAGGCTAACTTGCCTACAAAATTCCTTTGAGCGTTTTCCGGTCCCATAGTTATTGCCAATGAATCTGGCACTAATTGCCCGACAAAAAGCCTTAGAGCGGACTGTTCCCAAAGGATTTTTATTACCAATGAGTGCTCGCGCTATTTTGCGCCGGGTTGCCATAGAACGATGACTACCGATATGACTTTTGCCCATATTGATGCGGGCCTGTCTTGAATGCCGAACACCCAAGGCATACTTATTGCCTCTCCTAGATTTGCTCATTTTCTTGCGCGTGGCGATTGAATGGCTCCCAAAAAAACCAATGCCGCCCTTCGTCATATTGTAGCCAATTTCATGTTCATCGGAGCGATTCAGTCTTATAAATTGTCGCTCCAAACGCTCAAGCACTAGTGAATTATTGGCTCTTTTCATAATGGAAATCTCAAAGTTATTTGGTCCGTATTTTCTGATGGCTCTGTGAAAATATAATTGACTCCCAGCTTTGGCCTGTTGAATATGCTGCTTCCACCGAAGCAGATGGTTGTTTGACTGCGTTTTACCAATGTAAATTTTCCCATTGGATTTGTTGATAACACGATAGATGAGCATAGGTCATTTTCATAGAGACCTACATACTTGTCAACTGCTCCAAGATCGGGAAAATTTGGTACTTCGGTGCGGGAGAACAGCTTCCTCCGGCAGTGAACGTAACTGCATACTGAATCGCCGTCCCCGTCTTCGCCCTGAATGGCGGTGTGAAGGTAAGAGCACCGAAACCATAGCTGAAAGCCGGGCCGACAGTCCCATTGCCGAGGCTGGCAATATGAAAATTAGCCGGGGCTGATATGGTGCTCGCTCCGACTGCGTTCGGATCTTGGAAGGTAAGCACCATCTGAATGTCGGTGCTTCCGGCACAACTGGCCCCGACTACTGTTTCAGCCGGATAGAAGGAAAAGCGGTAGGTAGCATCGCTACCGCCGACTGTAATCATTGTCACTGTGCCGATGCTCGCATTCACCGAAGAGGATGGCGTGCTATACACAATCCCTGGAAGCTGACTCGCTGTTGTCCATCCACCTGCTGATGGCGTACCAGTTGTTACGCATCCATCGAGTGCGGCCACGTTCAGGTTCGCTACTTCGGTCGTGCTGGCGACGATCAGGGGTGGCGTGCCGGTTGCGACGGTCGATTGAAATTGACTGGCGACGATGGTTCCCGAGAACGTAGGACTTCCCGAAAAGTTCGGGTTGCCGGAAAAAGTTCCGTTGAGGCTTCCTCCCGAGTTTGCCGTGAAGGTTCCGTTGACCACTACGTTGCCGCTGAACGTATTCGTCCCAGTCCAGGTATTGTTCCCGTTCAAGAACACGCCGATCTGAAAATTATCGACGGTCCAAATCAAATTGCTTGGGCTGCCGCACGTTCCTCCGCCCGCAAGGACCACCTTATAAGCAGGACTCTGCCACCAGATGTTAGCTCGGCCCCCGGCGTCCAATACCGTCGGATTTGCGTTCATTACCGATCCGGTCGAGTCAGTGTACGTCGCAAATGGAGTGCTAGTCCCGGCTTGGTAGGTGCAAACAATCCCGAAGGCCAGTGGCACGCCGGAATTGTCGAGAAACTGGGTTTTTGGTTCAGGTCCCACGTTCACCGGAACCTGCCCGAAAGCAGGTAAAGCTAGTAGAATCAGTGCCACAATGGGTACTAAAGTACCCTTTACACCGAATATCCGGCTATGTACACTTGGCTCATATGAACATGAATCCGATGTACCCGCTGCCGATAACCGACGCCGAGATCGTCCGAGAAGCCAAGAAAGCCCGAGACGCGTATCGAGAACACGCTTTCCGAGCGCCGAAAGGGGTGAAGTAATGTTCCATCTCGCGTTTTTGATTGCTTCCATATGGTTCATTTTCCTTGTAGGTGCCGGATGCTTGTCACTGGCGCTCTATTCATTCGCCAAAATGATCGACCATCTCTACGGAATTCGTCACGGTTTTGCCCCTAAGTTCCGCAACTGAATTGCTCCCTCTCCGACGGCACTTTTTGCGAAGTTCGACCTCAGTAGTTTCGATATCAAGAACCGCGTCGGGATGTTAGGTTGCAAGGCTTCCGGCACAAGCGGAAGTTCCGATGTTTTCCGCATGGCCCATGCCGGCAGTCGCGCTTGTGCGCTGGATTGCAGGCGATTAAATTCCGCCTGGTCAATGCTTTCCTGTAATCTTTGCTGCGCGTAACTCTCCGGCCCTACCTTTGCAAGTTTTGTTGCCTCAGTTACGTCGATCTTTAGGGGTGTTGCGCCGCGTGAGAGCAGATCATTTATGGGCGAAGTGTCGATCCCGTATTTCGATAGCGTGCTGACAGTCCGCGCTCCCTTATCTGGGTTGAGGAAGTGATTTGCAATTTTAACCGTATCGCTCGGGTTTGCTTCCAGAAGCGGTTCCACAGCCGACCCTCTATTATGGAAGTCGGTCATGTACTGGCGAAACTGTTTTTGCGCTGCGTTGTAGTCATCGAGCTTTCCGTCTGCCTCTGCCGCATCCTGCATGGCATCGCCAAGTTCAGACTTCTGTCTCAGAATGTCTGCCTCATCGAATCCCGTGATAAGCCCTCGCATTCGCGCAATATGCGCTGCGCGTGCGTCGATCCCAAGCTGGCTGTACTTTTCCTGGGCTTGCTTGAAAGGAATTTCAGTTTGTTTCGCATCTACAGTGGCGGTCGGATCGAATGGCTCTGCCTCGGAAACTGGAGGCCCAATTTTCACTGGCGTCTTGATGTCTGGGTAGGCAGCTTTAGCTGCTGCTTTTGCTTTTGCTTCTGCGTCCACCGCCAACTGGCGAATGTCAGATATTTTCTGAGGAACCTGCTGAAGTTCAGCGATTCTTTCCGGTGTGGTGCCGGTAATGTCGCGCACAAGTTCGCCAGGATTCGCTTTTTGAACAACTTTTCCTATATTGGTATTCTTCAGGCCACCAGCAAGCGCCTCTCCTGTCATCGCACCGCCGCCCGCTGCTTCGGCTGCGCCAGTCAACGAGGCTTCTGCCGCATCTGGATTCCCTTGAATCGCTGCGGGCGCATTCTTGATTGCCGTATAGCCGCCATGCGCTACGAGAGCAGGACCGACAACTTCCGGGGCAAGCACGGCAGCTCCAGCAATAGCGCCCTGTGTCGGAGTGACAGTGCCCATTTTCCCAGCACTTCCGAGCATCCCGAGGGCTGTATTCGTGACTTCGCTGTGCGGTTGGGGCTGGCCCTTGGCGACTGCCGCTAGATTCTCCTGCCTGTTTTGCTCGGCCTTTTGATTGGCCCAGTCTCCAATGTGTTGATTCATCTCGCTAATCATGCCGACTGGCATTGCTTTCCATGCCGATGTGATGCCGCTGGACAGTTTATCGAGCATAGACGCAGACGGCGGTTGAGCCTCGGTGTGTATCTGTGAAAACACGTCATTCTGAGACGCTTGCTGCGCCTGAGCCTCTTGATGCACTTGGCTGAATATATCGTCGGCCATTTATTGCAGTTTCCATCCATTCTGAATTGCGAGTTGTCGAGCCTTGTCTGGATCGTTTCCGGCTTGCTGATAAAACTGCTGTGCCGTGGCCTTGTCGATGACTTTCCCGCCACCTTGAGGCAAAGCGGAAGGAGCGCCGGACTGCGTTTGACCACCTCCTTGCGCTCCCCCTAGCCTCTTTTGAATGTCGCCGATCTGCTGCTGGTAAGCCTGATGCCGATTCGCCATGTCTTGCTTGAGAATGTTCGCGGCAGATTCCACTTGTTTCAGTGAAGAATTAGGTCCGATTAGGCCGCTGACTTCAGCGCGCGCTGAATCTGAGAGCACGCCCGAGGCGTTTGAACTGTTTAGCACTTTTGCGATTTCCGTCAGGGCCGTAGTGCGAGCCGTGTTGTAGGCTGCGAGGTCTGGATTCCCGGCAAGACCGGATTGTACGTCGCGCCACGGCTTATTGACCCACGGGCTGCCGGAATCATCCAGCTTCTTTGCTGTGTTCAGGAAAATGTCGAGGTTCTTTCCGGCTGTGTTCTCGAAAGCCGTAACCTGATCGAAGTTCGATTGAATCTTTGACAGCGATTGCTGATTCGCCTTGAATTCCGCCGAGTTCGCCGCGAGCACTTGACCTGGATTCAGTTCCGCCGAACGATTGATGATCTTGCGCGTCTGAGCGAGTCCAGCAGCTCCGCGTCCCGTTGGCGGGAGCTGCCCCGATGTTGAATACCGTTGGGCTGCTTGGTCCGTGGCTTCGTCAGTCAATGCACCGGCAGCCCCACCGCTTTGAATGCCTTCCATTGCCCGATTATGTCTGGCTGTCTCGGCTGCATTCGCTACGGCTTGCTTTCTTTCCTGCTCTTGGTTCGCTGTCTCCTGCGCGTCCTTCGCTTCCTTGTGAAGCTGAGAAGCCAACGCAAAGTGATTCGCCAGAGAGGTTGCTTCGGCATCTCCTGGATAAGTGTGCGACATCTGCCCCGGCTGAATCGTTCCGGCCTGCTCTTCTTTTGTTACTTCCTGATCCCAGAGAGTCTGCTTCTGATCTGTCGGGGCCGAGATGATGTCCTGCAAACGTCCTCGGTATTCGTCATTCTTCTTTATTTCAGCGTTGGTTTCGTCGCTTTGCGCCTGAGCCGCATTTTTGGCCGTTTCCGCAGCCTTTTCCCTTTGGGAGATAATATTCTGAGTGGCCGAGGAGATTGCATTAAAAGAACCACCGTTCTTCATTACGAGTGCTGGTATTTGCGTATAATCTTTGCCATCCCATTGCTGCATGGCTTTTGTCAAGGCGTCTTGATCCGCTAATGCGCGTTTTTGCTTTTCAATATCCACTTGTCCAGTCTGAATAGCTTGCTGTTGAAGTTGTTGCACACCCGGAGCAAGCGCCGCCTGCTGTTCAGTCGATTGCCCGAGCGCACGAAGACTCATCAACCGTTGCTGATTCGCAATCGGGTCTTGGTAGGGCTGCGGTCTGACTGCAAGTGCTACGAGCGGAATGCTGCCCAACTTATCCTCCGTTTTACCGAATCCCGGTTACATCGTTCCCGTATAACTGTGCTGGCCCGCCGCCAGGGTTATACCCAGCCGGGAATTGCGATTTCCCCATTTGCGAGAGCTGTATCTGATTTCCGATGGCGTTCCCGAATCCTGAGACTGCTCCACCAAGAATGTTTCCCTGCGCTGCATAGCCGCTTGCTCGCGCTGCGCCTGCATTCTCAAGAGCCTGCGCCTGTGCATTAGCTGAGTTTTCGAGCACTCCCGAGCTTGCATTAGCGTTCTGTTGCCCGAGGCTGCTGAGATTCGTAGCTGCTCCGAGTCCCTGTCCGGCAAGCGAGTATTGATTCCCGAAATTCGTCTGGTAGGTCTGCAATGCCCGGTTGTAAGTGTTCCCGTAGTTCGATGCAGCCTGCCCCTGAGCGTAATCGTTGATTGCTTTCGACGTGCCGCCGGAGAGAAGTCCTCCCCGAGCTGCTGCTGAGTTCTGCAAGGCTTTGAGTCCCTGTGTAAGCTGGAACTGATAACCAGGCGTCTCGGCAGCCTGTTGGGCTGTCGGTGCGCTGAACGCCTGCATGGCACCCAATCGACCAAGAGCCATCTGCCCGGATTGCACGTAAGGGCTAAGATTGGCCTGCGATTGGCCCTGCGCTCCACGCTGAAGACCAAGTGCCTGATTCGCGTTCTGCTGTTCAAGCTGTTGCGCCTGCGCTGCGGCTGCTGCCTGTGCTGCGGCTGCCTTGCTTGCGGAATGCGCTCCAATTACGTCCCCAACAAGGGAACTGACACCGCCGATAACTGCCGCGATTGGCATTACAAGTCCTTCCTGAACACCCGGAGAGGCGACCGCTCATAGCCGAGGCGTTCGACGTAACCGTCCATTTCACTCGTCTGCGAATAAACGAAAACAGTTTTTATTCCCGCCGCCCGAGCGTGCTTTTCCATTTCCGCCGTCAGGCGTTCAAGAAGAGTGCCGCTTCGGAATCGTTCATTGATCCAAGCCGCTTCAATATGTTTCACTCCGATCAGCATCATGCGCCCGATGATGTCGCCCTGGAATTTGGCGACCACCACAATGCTAGCCTGCGGATCGGGGACATAGCCCTCTTCAATGCTCATCAGCGTGTCGTATTCGTTGTCCGGCAATCGTTCGACTGTAATCATGGAAGACTCACGCGCCATTTCCCAAATCTGAACAGAAACCTGCATCTGTCGATCTGAATGTCATAAGCATAAGCAATGGCGAACCATGCCAACTTTATAGCGAACTGCTTTCCGTGATTGTTTTCATGAAACCAGATCATGGCGTTGTGCTGTCCTTGATGTAACCTTGCCTGTCTAGAGATTGTAAAAGATTTGTCAAGGCCACGTTTCCGCCCCTCGATCCGGTAACAATCGGAGGAGTCACGAAAAGGGCGTTGAATCTGTCCGTGATCGCCTGAAACCACTTCACCCAGGCCCATGCCGGAGTGCCTGTTCCCTGCCATGCCTTTGCATCCGGGAAGGCCGTGCGAACTGGAGGAGCATCGAAAATAGCCACTAAGCCCCCTCTCCGGCGCTCACATCGAGATAAGCCCCGACAAGTCGATAAGGAACCGGGTCGGAAGCACTCACTTCCCAGACTCTTGAGCGGCCTCGACCTAAACGCCTAAACATTACTCGTTGACCGTAGTTTCCAGCTTGGCCAATCCCGGCAGATAATTCATTGCTCCACTGATGGCCGCCATCATTGCTCCACCTTAAATTAATCATCGGGTCGCGTGGATTGCCGCCACCGTCAAGCAATGGAGGCATCGGCCCAACGCCCGTCTCGGCATAAATCTGCAAGGTCTTGAAGAATACGAAGCTCTGATCCGAGGAAGCGTGCCGAGTGCGTCTCACCCGCCGGATTACATCTTCCCCATCCGTGAACAAAGAAATCGACATATTGTAGACTTTGCCGCTCGACCAGTCTCCGACCAGATGCTTCCCGAAGTTGAAGGTATGGTTCTGGCTGTGATGCGCGGTAAATACTCCGTTAGTCGCGTTCCAGAAGCCCCTTTGATGCCACATCCCGGTTGCCACGTCATAGACCCAGGTGGCATTCGCTGTCGGGAAGTACAGAACATAGAAGCCATGCCCTTGATCCTGATAGGAATAGCCGACCGCATCGGAAAGTCCGACCGCCCCGAATGTAGTCAAGTAGCCTTGAAGCGCAAACTCGATAGCATGGTTCGACACTCTCGCCGGAGTGTAGCCGTTCGCGCGCCACACCACGCCAGCGCCGCGTTCGTCTCCTCCAAGCCAGAAGATCGAGTTGTCGAGGCGTACAGGGCTATTCGGCGCGAATATACCTGCTTCCATGAAGCCGCCCTGAATAATGTCAAATGTGTTAGGACCGCCGGAGAGGAAGTAGGGCTGGGTCTGCCGTTCACCCCAAAACCACAATTCATTGTGATCGGCGAACATCGAAAGCACATTTCCGGCAAACACAGAGACTCGGTTTGTGTCGAGCGGGTCCCAGCTTGTCGCATCGAGAGGCGCGGACCATTGAAATTGATTGGAGCTGGACAAGAGTGCTACGAAAAAGCCCTCGACGTATGCGACAAAAGATACAGACCCGAGGAGCGTGCCAGCCGGAAGCGCCATGAATGTGTTTGCTGTTCCCGTCCCGGTGACATTGATCGTGAATCCGTCTCCGATTCCAGGTTGCGAGCCTCCGGTCGCCGTTGGTTCGCCGGTGGTAATCATGTACCCGCTTCCGGGGCTTGTAATCGTGTAGGTTAGGACGTTTCCGTTCGCATCTACAGTATTCACAATGTACGTTGCGAGAACCGACCCGCCATTGACCGTGCCTGTGTCGTTGATCTGGTATCCTCCGCCGACCGTTAGAATGTTGATGGTCAGGCCCGAGCCTGTGCCTGTGTTGTTCGTCGTGGACACGGTAGCGATCGCATAAGCTGTCCCAACGCTCGTTAAGTGGTAGGTCGCCACGGCGCTGCCGGAGAGCGTATCGACAATCCCCACAGCGTCGGAATTGCCACCGTTGATGGTGAATTGATCGTTGACCGAATATCCGGTGCCGCCCGATCCGAGTGAACTCGAAGCCACACCGTTCTGCCCACCGACATTAATGGTCGAAGTAGTCAAAAGCCCGGTTGAAAAGTCAAATACGTAAACATTGCCAGCACTGGCTATGAGGATTTGCGAGCTTCCGGCTACCATCGAGACGGGTTTGCTATCGTTTACGACCGTTCCGAACTGAGTCTTCGTGCCGTTCGACAGGATTTCAAAGAATCGGCTGCCTGCCACGACAAAAGTTCGGTCATTTGCGGTAATTTCACCACGAATCGGAGTGTTCCCGGTGTCGCAGAATACCGCCGTGCCTGGAGTCGGGTACAGCGCCGCCGGAGATTGGCCTTCGCCTTCCGAACTCTCGGGATACCAGTTCATTGTAAGCTGATCGGCGAGATTCGGAGATTGGCTGGTATAGCTTGGCCCTACGAGGTCAAATGGTTGCAAGGCTTACCACCTCGCTCCCTGCCCGCCTACCGGAGTGTCGGAATAATAGTTGTACCTGACGTTTCTTGCTGTCAGCGCCGCATCGCAGAACGCTTCAATCAACGGCAAGTTCATGCTCTTCACTCGCGCCAGCGACTCCGCAGCCAGCGGGGCCGTAGTGGCCGACATGACTGGATCAAAGCCGCCCGGAAACTCGGCCATGAGCCGCACAGCCAGGTTGTAGCGCAAGGCTTCGATGTACCCAGGCGGGTAGGTGATGTCGGTTACAAGATTCGGATAGCTCGTAAGCTGCGCCCAGCGATAGATTCTGGTGTTGACCACGACTGTCGGGATCGGCCAGAAGCTCAAATTCCGAAGCGGGAACGCTTGATCGTCATAAACCGCCTGTGGAAGCGTGGTTTGAATGTTCTTCACCGGAACTTGCTGCCAGTCGAGGCCCGTATAGTAGTCAATCGGGAGTTCGAGAGGCTGTGCCGGATTCGTTAGCGAAACGATGCTGATTCGGTCGATCCTCGGAGGCCGTGCCGCGTTGAAATTCCCTCCAACTCCATACGTGTAGGTCTGCTGAAGCGGAACGAGCGCAAATTCATCAATGGCGACGGTAAAGACCATCAAACGGTCGGCTGCCCAGCTATCGAGCATGGCGTTTAAGACAGTAAGTGAGTCCGATGCCTCCGCACCTGTAGGCGTTTCTCCGCTTGCGAGGGCACCTATCAAACGCATGGAGCTTGAAATTAAATCCAGCGCAGTGATAAAATCCTCCCATGCACGCTAAGCCATTGCCTTTTAATAGTCTTACCAATAGCGAGCGGAATAGATTTTGGAACAAAGTTAGCATAAAATCTGACAATGAATGCTGGACTTGGAATGGCAGTAGAGTCGGAAGTGGCTATGGCAATGTCACGATTCGTAGCGCAAAAGCATTTGTTTCCACTAGAATCGTTTGGCTGATCACTCGCGGCATTGATCCTTACCCCTATTTTGTCCTTCACCGATGCGACAATCCGCCGTGTTGCAATCCAAACCACTTGTTCATCGGCACGAATCAGGACAACATGACTGATTCTGCGAAAAAAGGAAGAAAGCCTCGCAAGCTCACGGTAACAAAGGTGCACGAAATAAGAGAACTTCTGAAGCAAGGACTCTCCCAAAGGGAAATAGCATCCCGATTCGGAATAACTCAAGTGATTGTTTCCGATATCAAGCTTAACCGTACCTGGAAATTCTTCTAATCTCATCAGGGAGTCCCTGCTTCTTTTCCTGCTGGCCTTCCGCGCCTTTTCTCTGTGACCGGAACGGGTGACAAACTAAGCTGAGGGGCCTTGTTATCGACCCATTCCGGCCCAAGAGCCTTTTCTTGTTCGGGCGTAGTCACGACAATGTGGCCGCCGCCGCGAACGTGATATTTGAACTTCGGGAAACCGTCCATCTGTCCCCTTTACGCCGGGTTGACGCCAATCCCCATAGAGGAACTGACTGCTGGCCCGATGACATAAGCCGCCGTCTTGGTCGTTCCTTCGTTGGCTGTGATCCCCACCATGCCGCAATCTCGGTAAACGAGCATTCCGGCAGGGCTGGTCTGTGCCGTAATCGCACCGAAAGCAGTCATTGCGGTAGCGCCCGATTTGATCGCGTTGATAAAGATGCACTTGTCGAAAAGTTGGAAGCGGTCCATGCCCGCCGCTGGAACGATGATGCCGAGGCTATTACCGTCACCGGAATAGAATGGGAATACACAGTTACGGAATTCATTGCGGGCCGTGCCGCCTGCAAGCCCAATGGAGGCATTGGCATTCGTACGGGCGATTGTGTCGCTTCCAATGGTGCAGTTTACGAATTGATTCTCGCCTGTGCCGCTGATCTTTACGTGTCGGCTTCCGGCGTCAGCCGCACTTGCAGCGTCGGCCATTCCGGTGATGTGCGAGTTGTAGAATAGATTTCTTCCGCCTGTCACGGTGAGCGCAATTGCCGCTGTAGTTCCGGTCGTGAATCCGGCGAATAGTTCAATGTTGCTGAAAAGGCAGCCGGAGCCGCTCACTGTCAGGAAGTTGGCAAACGCTGTAGCCGAAGTCGATGGAGCAATTCTCGCGCGATTCGAGAGATTGACTCCACACGATACTCCGACCAGGTGCAGCGCGTTCTTGGCCCAGACAAAAGCCGTATTGACGCGTGCCGTCGAGGTCGTGAGGCCATTCGAAATGAGCGCGATTACGTCGTTCTTGCCTTCACGCCCGATGCCATAAGCCCTACCAAGCGTGTTCACCGGGGCCGTGATGCCGTCATTCGTATCGACTCCAGCGAATGGGTCGAGCATGATGATGTTACCGTTCAGAAAAGCTAATCCAGCCGCATTGATGTTCGCATTGATCTGGTCCGCAATCTGTTTCGTAAAGCTGCCGTACTGTGTGATTGGTGGCATGTGTCCTAACCTCGCTAGGAGCTAGTCTAAGGATGCCCGACAACGCCGGGGTATTGTGTGGGGCAGGCTACCAAGCCGCTGCCCCTCGGGTTTGTAAAGCTATTAACTAATTGGTTACGTCCAGACCACGGGACCACTGTTCGTACCCGTTCCGCCCGTCCCGATAACGTGATAGAGCAGGTTGCAAACTCGGAGCTTGATTCCTGCCCCGATCTGCGCCGGGAACGTGCAAATGGTCCGAAGGCCGCTTGCGCTGGCAACCGCAAAGGCAGCCGAAGCCGCTGTTACGGTATGCTGTTGAGCGGTCGCGCTCCAGATGTCGATGATGTTGCCTTCGTCGCCCGCTATCGGAGTTGGAAGCGTAATCGCATCCACGCCGGCAGTCATAACGACGTTGTAACTCGACACGCTGGAAAGCACGGCATCAGCAGAACCGAAGAGCTTGACCGCATTTTGGGTCACGCCTTCTTGAGTCTGCTGACTCGTCATCAAATTTCCAAAGATTTCGATAAACGCCGCGAAATCCGTTGGCAATCCGATGAAAACTAGGGCGCTGTTTGCGTGTGCGACCTGTTGTGTACCGCCTTGGCCGCGCAGAACAGGAACAAAAGTCCCGTTCGGAGCGCCGATAACGAGCATTCGTTCCTGTTCAATCACAAGAACGGTGATGCCCGCTGCGGTTTGGAAGTTGGGAGCGGTAATGCCGGTCGCGCTCGCAACGTGAACCAGTGTATCGGTTGCGGATAAGGCTGAAGTGAGTGTTGTTGTTGTTATCGCCATCGCTATCCTCTGAAATGTACTTTCCGGCCCCGATTGGGAGCCTTAATTTGTTACGAAGCGATACGCACGGCAAGCTGGGGATAAAGCGTCGCCCAACCGCCGAGTAAATCCATCCTAAGTGGAGCCCTATCAAGATTTATGTCGTAGTCACGTATCACCCTCATACTCATCTTGAGGTCTTGATCGTCGGCAATCCGGTCCGCCATGTCGAGGCCGCCATAGAGCGGCAAGTCGGCAGAAGCGAACGTGAAAGCGTCGGGATGGAAGGCCAGCCCGCGCTGAGACTTGGTTCCAGAAGCGCCGTTGATGGTGATAGCCGAATTGTCAGCAATCGCCTGACTTACGTTCTGGTAAGGTCCGACTAGCACGGCCCCGGCTCCGTTGATCTGCACCGGAATTGTCGCCGCGCCGCCGCCATCCGAGGAAACATCAGCCGTCACCACGAAGTTTGCCAGCGTCCCGAAAGTCTGTAGGCTTTGCGGGTTGACGGCAAACACGTTGGCAAACTGGATGACATCACCACGATTGAGGATCGCCGTTGAAGCGGTCCAGCCATCGGTGATGATGCTCGAACCAAGTTGCGCCACGCCGTTGGAAAGAGGAGTACCGCCGCCAAGCCCGACGGTATGCTGGTTGCAGTTCTGATCCATGTACCAGTCGAAGCCGACCGTCTCTTCCGACATCAAGCCCTTCATCCAGCGTTCGCTGACCGTTTTCTGTGGATTGAAAAGCCCAGTCAAGGCACCAACAATCGTGCCGTTCATGGCTGGGCTAATGACGAGGCACCGATCTTCGAGAGGAGCCGCTTCGTTCGATAGCAGAGTCCCTGCGTCGAGGTAGGTCTGGATGGTATTCGGAACCGAGCCAGGTGTGCCGACTTCGTTGTTCACGTTCTTGTACTGCGCTAGACCGTCCTGGTCGATCTGGTTTGCCATGCTCTTCATAGCCTTTTCGATGAATCGCTTTCGGAAATCGTCCACCGATAAAGCCAAATCCGAGGATGTGATGGCAAACGACCTTTGATACTGAATGTTCAGAACAACCGGCACCGAGCTTTCGGTCAAGTCCTGAAGCACAAGACCTTGGCCCTGAGAATAGTTGAAGCGCACCGGCAAGCGCACGTTGAGCACGTTGCCGATCTTCGCTCCAGCCTTTGCAAACTGCGAATCGTAGCTTCGGTTGATCTGCCGCGTGAAGGTCAATTCGTTTTCGAGCACACGAAGAGTCTCACGGGTGATCATCCCGATGGTTAACAGGGTGTTACTCAAGTGGATTTCCTCCTATCTTCGAGAATTAGAAACGCTGTTTGAGCCGTTCCTGTTTCCGAATCAGGAGGTTGGGAGCGAGACAACCGCTCTACGGAAGTTGCCGGACCTGAACCGGCAGGTTTTAAGCGTTAAACGCTCACAGGTTAGATTTTCAAAGTTACGTATTACTCCAATCACGCAAAATTAGCGAGCCATTAGGATTCCTACCTTCCAGAGTGATCTTGCTGGCAAGGCATTCTTTCACTCTTTCGTCGGAATCCTTCAAAAAGATAATTTCCGGCGGATTGCCATCTTTTATTTCCACCGGCAAAAATCCTCCTGTAATGATGCTGAATGTTTTTAGCAACATTATTGTACGCGCCCTTGCGACCTGAGTTTCTTGTACGCCTGATAATCTGTTTTGTCTAGCGGAATCGTCGAGCGGCTTGACCCACCCGACACTGGCTTGATCGGAGCCGGGGGCCGTTTTCTTATTTCTGCCGCTTTGATGGCTTTTTCTTGCTCTTCGGCTTCGGCTGCCTCGCGTGTTTCTTTTTCTTCATCGGTTTCCTCCGTTTTCCCCTCTGCCAGCTTCTCGGAAATCTTCCAAACCTCGGCAATCGCCCGAGATGCAGACATTTCCGTTAATTCCTTGCAAATATCGGGATTCTGAGCCAGGAATATCGCCACTTCCGGCCCATTCTCCATTTCCAGTGTGATCGGACCTTCAATCGCCGCTGGAACCGAAATCGACTGGCTCATCAATTCCTTGTATTCCTCGTTTTCGGCCTGCAAAGCGATCATCCGGGCGTTGTAGGCGCTTCGAGCTTCCTTAACTTGCTCCTCGAAAGCTTGTTTTTGCTCAGCTTCCCGTTCTGCCTTCATTTCCTGTTTGACTTCCCAGCGTGTGAAAGCCTTCAGATACTCGGCATCGGTCTGGAAACTCTCACGCTGTGGTTCACCGTTCGTTTGTTCCGTTTTCGGAACGCCGTTGCCGTTCAGCTTGGCTTCAGCTTCAGCAGCGCGTTTCTCGGCAGCCGTTTTTGCTTCCTCAAGACTGGCTTGCGCTTTGATGAGACGGTCAATTTTGGCTTGGAATCCGCCGCGCGCTTTCGGCTTTGCCTCTTTTACTTCTTCCGTCTCTTCGGGCTTGGCCGTGATCGTTTCTCGCGTGGCGACTTCCTTGCCATCCTTGACGGCTTTCTTGTACTCGGCCATCGACGCTTCGCCAAGCGGAACTTCCTGCGTTTCGACTATTACGGTTTCATCGGCCATTGTCGTAATCTCCTACCTTTCCGCCATCTGCACATAGGAATAGTCAATATTTTCTTCTTGGTAGCGATAGGAATCTCTGCGCTTCCTGAGAGTTTCTCTCTGTTGATTGCTCCTGCGTTCCCGCGTTATGCGTTTGTGCCGATCAGCACATTGATTACATAATGTGAGAGTTGCAAGCGGTTGTAACCCGCATTCCATGCACAGACCAGATGCTAATAATCGCTTAATCTTAGGCCTGTCTTTATATGATTTGATGGTCATTGGCCGTTCTTCTTTCCCAGCCATCCGGCCCGAGCATCGTTGTAATTCTGCACGATTCCTTTGGCCCTCTCGTAATCCCAGCCGTTTAGAATGAGCCTCAACACGTCTTTTTCATCCATCGGAGGATGATCTTCAGCTTTTGGTTCAGCCATTAGAGTGTGCCTTTATCAATCTTATCTCTGACAAATGAGTTGTCAGCACATCCCAGGCCCGTCAAACCGGAAGATAGAGGTTGGAGTCCTTGTGGACCCAGTGTCGAAGCTTTGCCGAATCCTGCATACATTCTCCATCGAGCTTGCGTGCATTCATGGCATTCACATTTCGGATGTTCGTAATTCTGATTTAAAGATGCTTGCTGAAACATTATTGCGCTCCTGTCGGTTCTGGTTGCTGTTGAGCCTGTTGCTGCTGGAATTGCTGATCGGATTGCTGTGTCTGCGCCGCCGCTGCCTGCTGTTGCTGCGCGAGAGCCTGCTGATGCTCTTGTTGGTCTTTCTGTAAGGCGATGTCGTGTGCCGCGTTATGCAAAAGCTCATACTGCGCAATTTCCTGGTCAGCGATGGTCTGATTCGCGTCCTTCGAGGCGTTGATCTGAGCTACGGCCAGCTTGGTTGCTTCCTGCATCCGAACGATGTTTTCCTTTGTGGCCTGTTCCATCTGCGCTATCTGATTCTTGCCTTGCTGCTCGACTTGCTTCGTCTGAATTACTTGCTGCGCCTCTTGCAAGGCTTTGGTCATCAATTCATGCTGCTGGCTGAATTGCTGAAGCTGTGCCTGCGCCTGTTGAAGCTGAACCTTTGGGTCACCCTGGTCACCTTCCACGATGTTCGGAGGAAGCGTTTTCTTGATCCGGTCGGCCATCTCGTTCGCCTGGGGAATGTCCATGTTCCGAACGATCAGGTCCACAAGAATCTGGCCCGTCTGAGGAGGCAATACCTTGAGCAAGTCCATCTGCGTCGATACAGCCTCTTGGCGCTTCGATTGATAAGTCGGCCCGACTGAGATAATCACGTCATACCGGCCTGTTCCAATGTCGTAGATGTTCTTGATGTCTTCCTTCAGCGCTAGGGCTTGCGCGTCTTCCTGCTGGTCTTCGCCGTTGTGAATCACGACATGTTTAACGGTGCTGTCGGGATTGATGATCCTTTGCACCCGAGGCTCGCTGTAAATGACCTTAATCCATTCAAGGAGAGACTTCCCGAGCCGCTTCATCATCCGGCTCATGTTGTCGGAATAATTCAATGTGGCGATGTTGCCCTGCTGCTGAAGCCTTTCAATGGCCTTGCCGGATTCGTCGCCTCGACGCTGCCCAAGCGATGGATCATACAGCCCGAGAGAGGCTTTGAGGTCATTCGATGCTTGCCCGATCATCTGTGCGAATCCTTGGATCGGAGCCTCCGCTGTCTGCCGCTGCGGTGGCGGCGCGGGCTTTCCTGAAATATCCACTTGCTTGTATTGCAGAACCGCGAAGTTTCGGAGATTGGCCTGTTCCCACTGCGTTTCCCGGCCTGCTAGCTGACCTTCGACGGCTATGTACGGGGACTTCGGAATAAGAGCAACTGTTTCGGTTGCTCCGCTGACCATGTAGTTGTACTGGCGCTGCGGACCCTTTGCGTTTCGTACCAAGCCAGCCACATAACGCTTTCCATCCACATCAATGTCATCGCCATACGCAGTGAAAACGGGAATGGATGTGCCGGGAAGCTCTCTCTCATCGAGCACCTCATAGGCCGTCATCTTGCGCCACATGACCTTTTTACCGGGACGCTTGCCCTTGCCTCGGTCTACATCCACGACCTCGAAATACTCCGCTACCCGGATATACTCTTTGTTGATCCATTCGGCAGGTTGATTTCCTGTCGAGGTCCAATCGCTCGAGGTGGCTAGGTCAGAGTCAGGGTACTCGGCCTTGTACGTGTCTCTCGGCAGGTCAGCAATGATGAAACACCATCGGGCCTTTGCTTGCGGAACTCCGGGCTGCCAATAGACCGAGAAAGCGTTCGGAATCCACTCAATGACGATTTCCTGTTCGTCCGAATCGTCATCGACATAATCGGTCAGTATCCGGCAGCTATGGAAGCCTGTCCTAACGATGCCTTCGTGCACCTTTTCATAAGTGACTTGAGCATCGCAGTTCGTTTCAATGTGCCGGACAGTGCCTTGAAGAATATCCGCCGTTTCCACGTCTGCGCCGTCACCTACTGGGCTGATTGTGATGGACGGAGGCTGCTGACGGTACTGATTGCAGACTAGCCGGATCGACTGCTGAATCTGATCCATGACAAGGCATGGTCTACCATCTTTTTCGCGGATTGTTTCGATGGTGAGAGGCCACTGATTGCCGATGGAGAAATCCAGATCGTCTAGACACTTGGTGCGCCATTCATTGTCGGCTTCCGCAGCAAGACGGAACCTCTCTAAAGCTGTCTCAATCGTCGGATCGGTCGTTCTGCTAGTTTGCGTTACGGCCATGTCCAACTTTCAGGAAGATGTCGGCCTCGAATACAAGATGCAGCCGATCATCGAAAGCAATCTGGTCCTCGGCGTAATGACTGCCTGCAAACTCCGACCACTTCGAGTTGAAGTACACGATGTCCCCGATATTCACCTCGGGAGTCTTTCGTACCCAGCCGCCGTTCATGCCTTCGATCAGCTTCCCGGGCCCGACTGCCAGCACCCTGCCGAGGATGCTCTTCTCCTGGGCAATGTCGGGCACGATGATATTGCCGACAGGAGGGACTTCCAAGCGTTCGATGAGCACGAGATCGTTGCGGGGTAAAATCATCAGAGATATTGCCATCCGATCAGCACAAATGAACCTGCAAACTGCACGTAGTATTCGATCTTCAAAGAATCGTAGCTGAATTGCTCGAACACAGGGCCGAGTTTCAATGGTCCAAGCCCTTTTAGTTTCACTTCGCCCTCGCCAGTGCCGAAATCTTAATATCCGGGTACTTCCGATGTACCGCTGCTCGAACCTTGCCTGCCACAGCCTTGCCCGTGGACCTGGCCAGCGCATTCTTGGCGTGTGATCGGTCATTGATCGGGTAGCTGCCCGACTTTGGGGCCTTGCTTGGGACTGCGAAGCTGCCCTTCGGAATCTTGCGCCGTGCCGCTGCTGTGAGTTTAGCCATTTGCCCTCGCTGCCATCCGAGCAAGCCTTCGTACTCCTACTGCAAGCCAAATGCCGACTACCAGGCCGGACATGAACGCGATCTGAATGTCGCTCATTGGACGGAAAAGAACGTCAAACATTAAGCCCTCGCAAGCTGTGAAATCCTGGTGCTTGGCCCTTTCGCCGGTTCATAGAAATCGGAGCAATAGGCGTCGATCTGGCCGGGAATCACGTTCGATCCGTTCCACTTGATGAAATAGCTGTTACCGCAAAGCCGACGCGCTGCATTGGCCAGATATTCACAGTTCTTGCACATCGAACCGCCCTTCGGCACTCGCATCCCGGCTTCATGCCCCGGTGGATAGGTCGCTTTAGGCACGCGCCAGCTTCGATAGCTTCATTGTCGAGCCTTTCTTCTTGTGACCCATTGCCGGATTCGCGTGTAGCTCGCCGACCATTTTCTTTCGCTGTCCCGAAGTCAGCGGCGATCCCTTTGAGAGTAAATATTTAACTTGCTTCCGAGTCCACGGCATTATGCCCTCGCTAACTGACTGAGCTTCATTGCCGGTGCTGCCGGATTCGAGTTCACAACTTTCGGCGCTTTCATCTGCTTTGGCTTTCCGTCGCCTCCGACCTGGAACACACAGCATCCGAGCTTTGGCACATTCTTCTCTTTGAGAGAATCAGTTGTAAAGCCATGCACAGCCGATGATACGGGTCTGCCATGCGTGACGAGCGCGATATTCTCATGTTTCGATTGCTGAAGATAGTCTTTGTACGTGGCTTTCCACTTCGGGAGCCAGGTGTTGACCGATTCGCCGCCCGGTATCTTGCGCTCGGGATGGTCGATGTACTTGCTGTCGAATTCCTTCTCGCTCGATGCTGTGGCCTTCTTGCCGCTGTACTCGCCGATGTCGAGAGTCTTGAGCCGAGCGTCAGTCTCGACATGCTTGCCGCCTGAAATGATCTTGGCTGTCTCCTGCGTGCGCTTCGGGGAGTCGGCAACAATGCGGTCAACCTTACCTCTGAGCATTCTGCCTGTTGATGCTGCGTCTTGCCGACCTTTCGGGGATAACGGCGGATCGTCGGTGCCTCGGTTGCGGCCTGCGGCGTTGAGCGGGGTTTCTTCATGGCGGATTAAATAGAGCATGTTTGCCAGCTACATTGCATCGGTTCTTTGCTTCTTTGTTGCAAAGGTATGATTGGAGTAGGAATTACTGCACCATATTGCCGCATCATCTTAGCCGAGAATGTTTGCAAGTCATGGCTGGAAAGAGGCCCGCTCAGAACTTCTGCATCATACGGTCCACTTGGAATATCGAGGACTTGTTGCCATCCATACAACACATCAAATCGGCTAATGAATTTGCCTTGAATCGGATCAAACGCTCGTAGATACCGGATACTATTCGCTGAAAGGATTGGCTCGACAGATATATTTTCAGGAAAACTAAACATGCGGAAAGGCCACGTTCTTACGGCAGCAGCCGCAGCAATTCCTCCTACTGTGATTCCCAAGAATGATCGACGGCTTAATTCCATCACATTCCCATCCAGTTCAACTTATTCTCACCGGGATAGCGCATCTCTACCTCGGGCTTCGGCGGTGGCGGCGCTACTTTGACGCCAAAACTCATCATCAGCATGTCGGCGCAGTCTGGCGAGCCGATGGTCGGCAATCGTTCCTTCAAATCGTCCTTGCTTTCGATCTGGATTTGTCCCTTATTGCTAAAGCCATATTCAAGCGCAGTGAGTTCAATGTCGAGTTCAGGATCGTTCGGTATTTCGACTTGACCGTTAAGCCAATCACGGAGTAGTCCGTAACACTCACTGCGTTTATTAAAATACTGGGCGGGGTCAGAAGCAGGAAATCCTCCGCGAAACTCGAAGAGGCGTTCTGTGAATCCTCGATATTTGATGTGGTCGATAACTCCTCCGCCAATCCCGTCTCCGTCGATGATGGTTGCATCCGGCTTCTCTTGCTGCTGCCAATAAATTATGCGGTCGCCGACGAATGCCGTATCCTTGCCTCGAAGTTTTTCTAAGATAACAGCCTTGCGTCCTTGTCGCCAGCCGATGACTGTCTGATCCGCACCAAATCGCGCGACATCGCAAGACAGAATCTTTGGTACTCCCAGGAAACTCTCTGCTTTACAGCTTCGAGCTGCCGCAACAACATCAGACCCGATGAATTGCGAAGACCCAGCCCGAGGGAATTCTCCCCGAACACGTACACGGACGAAATCGGAATCTTCTCCGTAGTCTTCGATCCACTTCGCAATTTGTTCTTTGTTGGTTCCTTCGACGGTCCGAGAGTCGATCTGATACGTTTTCCATCGGTGCTTGAGCTTTCCAAAACATTCTCGGAAGCGGCCTGTGTTCTTGGTCGGGTTGCCGAACGCGAGCCAGATGATAATCGTTTCTTCATCGGTTAGTGCGCCCTCGGAAACATCCCATACTGGGTCTTCAATAGCACTAGCTTCATCGTAAATCAAGAGAATTAGCTTCAGCTTGTTGTGCAGACCGGCGAAAGCATCTGTGTTGTGTGCGCTCCAGGTTACGAAGTCGATGCGCCAGGAGAGTTCGTGCTGCTTGTCGAGGCTGCGAATCGAGGTTGCCCGAACGTCGAACCAATCGCCATTATAGCTTAGTTTGAACCATTTGCTGATCTCGGGGACTGTCTTGGTCGAAAGCTGCGTGCCGGTGCCTGCCGTTACCACGCCCTTACAATCCTCACACACTGACATCGCCCAATTGCAGACCATGCCCATGAAGGCTGACTTGCCGATGCCGTGGCCCGACGATACCGCTACCTTGCAAGGTGTGTACCTCGTGGCTGGATTGGAGATGTGATCCCGAAGATAGCCCAAGATTTCCGATTGCCAGACTCTTGGGCCGGTTGAGCCTTCGAGCGATCCTTCGCCCCAAGGATAGAAGCGTTGAGCGTAAGCAAGCGGGTCGAGAATTACCTCGCCAATCTCTTCGAGCATTTCATCGAGAAGGTTGGGCTTTGCGCTCAAAACTGGAATACCTTCTGGCTTAGCCTTTTTGCCGCGATCTCGCAGTACTTTTCTTCGATCTCGATGCCGATGGCGCGTCGGCCTAAATCTTTTGCTGCTCGGAGCGTTGTGCCGCTGCCCATGAAGGGGTCGAGGATTGTCTCTCCGACATTCGCAGCAATCAGAACTTTCATCAGTGCGATTGGCTTTTCGGTCGGATGCAGTTCATTCCCGGTTCTGTCAGCGTGTATCACATCCGGTATCCGATTTATAAATTCGTGTCCATTCATCGGGTAGAACGCTATAGCTTCCCATTGTCGCCCATGCTCATGCTGCAGGTCGCCCATTGACCAATTATTCTTAACCCAAGCAAGCACAGATCGCGGTTGCGGTAACGCCGAAAGATTGTCCCATCGACAGAATATATAAGCCGCTCGTAAACTCTTCAAAATACAATGCCGAATTGTCTCCACGGGCAGTTTTGAGTCTCCTGTGATCGGATCATGCCGAATGATTCTATGGTTGCTCACAAACTCGATTCCATAGGGAGGGTCTGTAAGCACAAGGTCAGCAGGCTCAAGTTCAGGCAGCACTTCCCTGCAATCTCCGTGGTAGATCGTGATGCCGTCTTCCTCGAAATAAGGCGTCATTTTATGCAGTCACCTGCCGATTCGTAGGCATAAACCCGCGCGCGCGGGCATATAAGTCATTGATTCCATTAGAGCCTGCATAAACGTTACGGGCTGCATAATCGCTCATGTGGCTTTGCGCGTCCTGATTCGATTGAGCTTGTCGGCCAGACCATCAAGGCCGGAATGCTCGATCTTGTCGGTGAATAGCTTGAGGTGCCGTCCGAGGCGTTCGAGATTCGCGCCTTTATCTATGAGCTTGAACTTGGTCCGGAGAACGCGCTTGCGCTCACCATCGCCGGTACCCCCCGTGGTATCTTCTGTAATTTCAGAGACAGCAGCCATTTGGTCTCGTGTTGGCTTTGCGGTGTTAAGCACACGCTTTCCACATTCCAAATCGACGTAGTCGTCCATATTGGAATATGCAAGTAAGGCCAATTCTCGAAGAACCCGTTCTGCTGTAATGTCAAGTTTATCCGCCTGTTTGTGCAGAAGCTGTTCAATTCTAGCCGAAATTTTTACATTCTTTAACAGTCGAGAACCTTGTGACCCTGCCGTCTTTTCGCTGTAACCTGCTGATATTGCAGCATTTCGAGAGTTTAAGTCAATGATATAGGCTCGGCAGAACTTCTCTATGCGGGCAGCACGCTTTTCCACGTCTGAGGCTTGTACATCCGAATGGCCGAGAAAGCAAGAAAAAAGTGAGCCGATGGCCTTGACAAGTACGTCACAATATGTCAGCATCATTATGCTGCATGAGGAGATCGACCATGCCAATCCTGAAAATACTGGCCTTTATCGGTGCCCTGCTTGTGACCGTGCTCTTCTTTCCGTTTGTCTTTGTCGCAAGCTGGCTGCTGTGGGATGGGAGTTTGCCGGTCAATCGAGCATAACCTCGGCACGCACAAGCCGACACAGCCCGATACCATCGGGAACCAAGAGGAGAAAACGAAATGGCGAAACCAATTCAAATCAGGTTATCGGATTCAGATGGCAAGGTTTATCGGTGGACGATTCGACGTGTGCCAAGGGCATTCGTATGTGTCTTTCCGAAGGGCCATCTCATTTCCGGCTGGGAATTTGAAGATCACGACGGCTACGCTCGCTTTGCCGAGGGCAACTGGCACGATTTGGTAGCCTTATTTCACCTGACTGCTAACAATTACGGATTCACACTTATGTCGGAGTTGAGTTGATGGCGAGTCTGTGTGATGCGAGCCTTTGTCCGATGTGCGGAGCGCAATGTGATCGCAAGATAGACCACGAAGGCCAGCACCATTGCATTAATTGCGGGTGCCGATGGACCGAGGAAGACTTTCTTCCGAATGATAAGCGGACCAAAGGGAATTGGGAGCCGTAGCTATGCCGATCTGTCCCGAGTGTGAGGCTGGAATGCACAGCCAATGCATAGGTGAGAACGCATGTACCTGCGATTGCAACTTAGAGCAATTCATGCTGAACGATGTGTTCAACGATTTTGACGATTTCGATGACGAGCAAGGAGATTTCGACTGTGGCGCGATGCGAGACATTAATCACCGAATGGTTGGCTGTGAGAAAGTCGGTTCAGAAGAATGCGATTTTGAATGCCCTTACCGGGAATCGGTTGAGCGGTCACTTCGAGCACAGGCTGGA